TGTGAATAAAGACCCAATTCGTAACCTAAAGATTGAAATAATTTCGATTTCTCGTTACGATAGTACCTCATGCTCAACCTCCCATCAACGGGTCTAAACCCTTGTTCATTTATCAAGTAATCTCTTATTCCCTGAACACCTTTTACAATTGAAACTCGGCCTTCAGAAAGAACACCATCGGCAACACACAATCCAATCTGATAAAGTTCATCATCAGAAACATTCAAAGGTTTTCCCCATATATTTGCCCCAACTTTTATTGCAACAAAATCTCCAACTTTCAAATCTTTCGCCTTTTTCCATTCAAACAATCCTTCGTCATTACATACAAGAACTGGATGAATGAAACTCGTTTCTAATTTTAACCCCTTTTTCAGAGTAATAACTTTCGTTCTTGTTTTTCCATTAATGTAATAATATTGTGCGATTTCAAATCTTGAGCCATTGTAAACCTCTTTACCATAAGGGTAATATCCCTTACTAGATGTCAACGAAACGGGCGATAAATTTCCAATTTCCTGAATCCCATCACTTGTCAATACAAGAGTATCAGTGGAAACACACCCATCAACGATATTATATCCGTATGGCTCAACGATGGGGGTGATAGCACCTTTAAACAAATCCCGTAACTTTTCTCGTTGTTCCAACGAATAGATACTACTTTCGTCAGGTAAGTCATCACTGACCGCTGCTCCAACATGTAGTCCTCGAATAAATCCGTCTTTTCCACGTAAATGAAGTTTCGTTCCATTTTCGCACTCTATACTCGTCGCTGCTAAAGATGCCTTTCCGCCGGGGTTTAACTTAGCAGCTATTGCTTCATTAATCCGAATTTCTTCAACTACCTTATCAATATGCTCCTTACCTAACTTCTCAGTATTTGTAATAATACACGTTTCCTGGCGATTTTTATTATCTGGAGTATCAGGACGCATAAAATTTGGACGATGATAACTGTATAGTCTCCACAAAGGGAATGCCATACAAAATTCGTAGGAATTATGTACTACTGTCCCATCCTCCAACTGAAACCTATGGTCTCCATCACACATGAACCCATAATAAGACTCCTCTCCTATCCCTTCTACCTTTATATCTGTTCGAACAATTACAGGCTTATCATAGGAGAATATTTTATACCCCTGAAAACGACGTTGTTTCTTAGGCTCATACTTAAGAAACTTCCCCATTTCTATTTCCACGAACTGTTTGCTCCTTTTATCCCACAAACATAAAATATGCGCTCTATTCACAGCATAGGGCATCCCATCTTCCTGCTCAACCCTAAACATCTGAGCTCGTCCAATATGCCTTGTAAGAACCTTACGAGGAGTAAAATCCATCCCCATTACTTCCATACCGGGATAAATATCCTCAACATTCTTAACAGTAAAGTCCGCCATCAGGATACGAGTTCCTGCGGCAAAACATTTACCGTGTGACCGAGCAGCAAGATATGCACTGTTTGGGTATAACTGAACCATATTTCCCCACTCAAGATTTCTCCAACCTTGCCGAAAATTAGGAAGCATAGTCGTCTTGAAGTAATTATAAGACTGAACCTTGAGAGTTTCGTCCATAGATTCTTCAAGCTGGTCTATATAGTTCAGCCTCTCTGTATCAAGAGTTGAGTTTAATGTGAGCACGTTGTTCGTTTGTGTAAAAATCTCAGTTAACAGATTGTCAACGTCTCCGCCATACCCTTCCAAAAGCTGATTAATCGCAACCGGGGGGAGGGCTTCTAAAACGTTGAAAGCCGTTGTAAAAACCGTGTCCAATTGTTTATACGACAATTTCGAACCCTCACTAAACCTAATCATATCCTATACCAATTGAAAATTTTCTCTGAAACGAGATTCCTTTTTCACCGAAGCGGAAGGCTCAGCAACCACATTCCCTCGCATAAGCTCAATGTATTTAAGCATCAGATATGCATTTGCTCGTGTATCAGTAAGTGCTCGGTGAGCATCTACCAATTCAACCCCCTCCTTGCGACAACACGTTCCCAATTTATAATTTTCTTGTTCTGTGGCACGATAGTAGCTCATTTTCTGAGTGTCCTCGACCCAACGTACATAATTCCAAAGATTGTCTTTATGCCACTCAAACAGCCCCTCGATAAACGGTATATCAAATCCCTGAAAATTGTGCCCACACAATACCGCTCCAACTTTGTTGTTTTTATACTTTGAAAGTATTCCCCGATATGCCTGATAAGCTTCCTTCACGTCAACACCGTTCTCTTGAATATACTTTAAGGAAAGCCCATGTGCATTCTCCGCCCCCGGTTGCCAATCGAAATCATCCTTGTAAGGTTTAATGACGGCATCGTATTCTTCAACAATTTTCATATCAAAGATATCGATTACAACCGCTGCAACCTCGATCAACAGAATGTCCTGAAATGCTTTTAATTCGGGTTTCCCCTTACTCTCTTTTCGAGGCAACCCCGAAGTTTCTGTATCAGATACTGTAATGTACCTTAAATTTGCTTGTGCCATAACAAAATCTATTTTTAACTTATCATAAATTTTAAATCTTTCAAATCCTGATCCCGCACCTCTACATCATCATATACCAATTCTAACTTCAAGACAGGATTCTTTTCAGCCCGTAACCCCTCAGGGAAATCGTTGATGACAATTGTCGGTTCCCCAGCTATTGTTAAATCTGCCCGACAATCTATGATGTAATATCGAATCAAACTACGTCGAGTCCGATCTTTGAATGAAAATAACTTTGCTTTATATTTTCGTTCAAGTATGTCAGCAAATTTATCCAACGCTGCCCACAATTTCTTTTCAGGAACATCAGCTCGAAAATCTATTAAATTTGCAACCATTGGTGCCCCTAAAATTCGTAGAATCCTCATTAGGAACTCGGCTGTTCTGTTATCCATAATTATTAAACGTTAAATTATACTTTCGGTTATTTCCGACTGCCAAACTCATATTGATGATGGCAATCGCAGCATAATAATTCAATATTTGTTTTATCAAGACGAAACTCTGGAAAAGCCCCCTTTGATTTTATGTGGCTAAAATATTGTGGTTTCAACACTACACCCAAATCTTTTCCACACTTCACACATTTGTGCTCCCTTTCAGCCCAAATTTCTTTGAACAGTTTTAATTCCCCAGTAGCTTTCTTAGTCTTATGAGGCTTTGATTTTTGTTTTTCAATAGCGACCTGAAATCGGGTCTTACCGTCGTGCAGGCGTTTATAATTACATTCGTCACATAGTTGCTTCGTTCGGTTAGCAACTCTTTTTATACGACCGCAATCGATACATACACCAAATTTATTCAAAGTCCTCATAATTTTCTTGATGTTTTGTTTGACGTACATTTACCCGGCTCGGAAGTTCTATCACGGTTTCTGAACAATTTACCTTCTGAAACAAATTCACCCCGTCAGAATCAGGCAAAAACAAAACTTCACATTCCTTTTTAAAGGGACACTTGATACACATTAAATCTTCCGCATCATAGGGATAATCTCCATATTTAGCCCCACAGAAATTAGGACCAGAGATTCTTGACATACGGTATCTTTCCCTCCGTAATGCTTCCTCCCTGACAGGAGTATAACTTTTCATTTTAACCGGATTTTCTAATTTACGTTGGACTGCCCATTGTTGGGCATGATAGTTTGCACCTCTGTTATAGCTTGCCCATCGCTCCCAAGCCTCAGCCCCTATAAACCACACTGGCAACGGACGCCTATCATGCTTTTGTTCCGAATATACATAAAATTGAAAAACCAAGAAATCCCAAACAAAATCCGCCCCTGCAGAGGGAGGAAGTTTCTCAAGAAAAGAAACTATCGCTTCCCGATGCTTAGGCTTCCATAATTTTACCGAACACGGCATATCTTTGACTTTCAGTGAAAGATACTCATAAATTCTCAAGAATATCTTTAATGTGTCATCATAAGAATATATCATACTAAATCATTTCTAACTTTTGATTACAAAATTAAATCCTTTACAAGTTTTAATAACTCCATTCGCACAATTTCTTATTGCGGAACGTGTCGCCCCAACATAATTAGCTGCTTCCGCAAGTGTACTAAATTCCCTAATTTTATTTCCATTTAGATCAAACATAAATAGTCTTCTCCTAATTGTATGAGAAATACTTAATTTCAAACGAATATCAGAACTCAATGTTTTCCCCCAATTAGGAGATTTCTCTCCCCTGAAATCAGCATGATTTTCAGAAATTTTTCTTCTGTGATCTTCGCTTAGTTTCTTTCCTTTATGCTTAAAACTAATTTTTCTTCTTGTTTCTTCCGGTAAATGTTTCCCAAACCAAGGATTGTTAGCTCCTGAATTTTTCTCAGAAATTTTCCTTCTTGTTGACTCCGATAACTTAAAACCCAACGACCCTCCCCCTCCATCAGTTTCATTGTAACCGTGTCGTCGGGTATCGTACCGGGAAATGAAACGTCTTTCGAGGTAATCGAGTTTCTGTTTCAGCTCCTCCTTCGTCGGAGCCTCAACAAACATGACTTCCTCGATTGTGAAGTTTTCGGGTCTATATTTCCTAATGGCGTGGTGAAACTTACAACATGGATTTCTGAGGGCTTTTGAAATATGTTTTTGAAAACGTCTTTCTAATTGCTTCGTTGTCTGACCAATGTACATTTTTCCATTGGTCAGACAGGTGATGCAGTATATGAAACCCTTTATTCCCATGAAATGTTCAAATTTATACTCTCTTCTTTAGAATGTTCAATCGGAACATACATTCTTCCCGTGGGATCATTGATATCCGGCTTGCATATTTCCTCATATTGTTTCCTCGCTTCTTCCTTGTCAACATGCCTACACACCCAAAGACCTATTTCTTCACCCGGTTTCAAACTTCCTAAATTCAGTTCAACTCCTTCACTCATTTCAACGAACTGGGCGTGAAACGGTTTATTGTTACCCGTTGATACATTTTCCATGTATCGCTGGTTGTATTTGTTTACCCCATTTAATACGCCTATCCCCACTTTATAGGTGCAAACCGAATCAGCAGGTCGAACAATGCTCACCTTAATGTTATCAGCAGGGATTTGAAATTCATTTTTCAAAACAATTGCCCGATATTCATCTCTTCCGCTTTTAAGCGTCATAATAGACAATTCATCGAACATATTTCCAAAGTCATCATTCACAACCATCGTGGAGGATTTATATCCTCCAAGCGAACGGTCAGGGTTTGGTTGGTCAACATTGTAACCAACTGTTGTGGTGTAGAATAGTACCATAATTTAAACTTTTTCTAAGTTTCCAACTTTCTTTCATTTTCATTCGTGATTCTTTAGAATGATGTTTTCCATAAAAAGGATTCTTTTCACCCCGTAAAATAGGAGCAACTTTCCGACCTTCTTTATAAGCCTTAATCGTACCTTGCCTAATTTTTTCTTTACGTTCCTCAGTCAATTTCACACCCTTGTAAGGAGCTCTATGCCCTTTACAAGATTCTCCAATTTTACGTTTCCACTCATCTGATAATGGTGGTCTCTTTTTACCTCTTTTAGCTTCGCTAATTTTCTTTCTATGTTCTTCCGTAAATTTTCTACCTTTTAAAGATTTCCCTAACTTTTTTCTTGATTCCTTACTCCAACTTAACCCAATCGAACCATCCCCACCAATTGTCATATTGTATCCATGTCGAAGGGTATCA